GCGCAGGTTCAGGCGATCAAATTAGACCACTTGAGACGGGATCGAGGATTGATTTCGGCTATCAGGTCATGGAGGACGTTAGAACACGGATTCGTTCTGCGTTCTTCATTGATCAATTACAATTGCGTGAAGGTCCACAGATGACCGCTACAGAAGTCATGCAACGTACAGAAGAACAACTCAGACTCTTGGCCCCCGTGCTAGGACGCTTACATCATGAGCTCTTAAGCCCGTTGATCGACAGAGCCTTTGGTATTCTGTACCGCAAGGGCTTGTTACCCCAGGCCCCAGAAGTGCTTCAGGGTCGCAAGGTTGATGTGCAGTTTAGTTCAATGATTGCCAGAGCCCAGAAGACAGCAGAACTAGAAGGCATTAATCGCTTTATCTCGTTTGCTTCTCCGATGCTTCAAGTTGATCCACAAGCGGTAGATAACTTAAATGCCGACCAAGCCGTTCGTTACATTGCTAACAAACTTGACTTGCCACATGAATTTTTGCGAAACTCTAATGAAGTTAAAAAGACTAGAGAGCAAAGAGCTCAGGCACAGCAAGAGGCTATGCAACAACAGCAGCAACTTAACGAAGCGGAAGTCGTGAATAAGGTTGCACCAGCATTGTAGGTCGCATGAAATTACTGCCATCGCATCGTAGACAAGTGGACAAGGTTCGCACGTATAGAGCTGTTTTTGAGACACCTGAAGGCAAAAGAGTTCTTCACGATTTAATGAAGCAACATCATGTACTTGGGGCTCTACCCGCAAGAGACGCGCATGAAATATTTAGAGCCGAAGGTGAAAGGAATGTCGTTTTAAGAATCCTTTCCCTGCTCAACATTGACCCACTTAAATTTGAAGAGATACTAAAACAGGGAGTCAATAACGAATCCTTGTACAGCCAGGAGTAATTCATGTCTGAATCCCTACTAGAAACTGGGGGCAATCCAGCACCAACACCTACACCTTCACCCGAAGGAACACCAGCAGCGGCTCCCGTTGCAAACATTAATCTTCCAGATAACTGGAGAGATGCTTTACCCGAAGACATTAAAGGCGATCCCAGTCTTGGTGCGATTAAAGACATCCAGAGTCTTGCTAAGAGCTATGTTCATGCTCAGAAAATGGTAGGCAAGGATAAGATTGTAGTCCCCGACCAACATGCAACAGACGAAGACTGGAAGGGCGTATTTAAGAAACTCGGTCTACCTGAAGCTCCCGACAAATACACAGTTAAAGCTGAAGGGTTTGAGGAAGGTTTTGTTAAAGACTTTACTCAGGCTGCGTACAATATGAATCTACTCCCCAAGCAAGCTGAAAATATTCTTGGTTTTTATAAAGAATTTGCAGGGAAAAGCATTGAAGCCCAACAAGCCCAGATACAAGCCCGCCAACAAGAAGAGATTGGCTCACTTAAAAAGGAATGGGGCTCCGCTTTTGACAAGAACCTTGCCATAGCCAAGGGCGCCTTAGATCAGTTTGCCGACGAGGACACCAAGAAATATATCATTGAATCAGGACTTGGTAACGACACAAAACTGGTAAAGCTCCTCAAGACCATTGGTGAAAAGATGGGAGAAGATCAGTTTGTAGGCGAAGCCAAGAAGCAGGCAGGATTAACACCAGCCGAAGCCAAAGAAAAGGTCAACACCATCATGGGCAACAGAGAGCATCCATACTGGAGCAAATCACACCCGAACCATAAGAACGCGGTTAGCGAAGTTTTCAAACTTCACGAATATATCGCCGAAATGGAAAAAGTTCAAAAACCCTCTTGACGCAACTTTAGAAAAGGTCTTATCCTCGTACTATATAGTTATGGTGCGAGGATAAACTCTTACGAGTCCCACTCAAGCGCCCATTCCTAAAGCGTGTCCGAATATCTTCGGGTAGCACAAAAGCAGTTAAATTTACTTTTTAAACTTTTTTTAGGAGGGGCAAAATGTCCGTTCAAATCACAGAAGCCTTTGTAAAATCGTACCACGCTAACGTTTTCCACTTGTCACAACAGATGGATTCTCGCCTAGCATCAAAATGTCGTCAAGAATCTCAGAACGCTGAAAGCGATTTCTGGGACCGCATTGGCGCAGTAACAGCACAACTAAAAGTTGGGCGTCACTCAGATACTACTTATTTAGATACTCCACATAGCCGTCGTCGCGTAACTCTAAAAGACTACAACTACGCTGATCTAGTCGATAAAGAAGACAAGATCCGCATGCTTATGTCTCCAGAGTCTGAGTATGTTAAAGCTGCTGTTATGGCACTTAACCGTTCAAAGGACGACGAGTTCATCACTCAAGCCTTAGGCAATGCCTTTGGCGGCGTAGATGGTGGTACTCCTATCGCTCTTCCTACTTCTCAAAAAGTAGCAGCTCACGATGGTACAACTACTACAGGTGTAAACCTTAACGTTCGTACACTTCGCGCTGTTTCTAAGAAGTTCGACGACAACGATGTTGATGAATCTCTCAAGAAGTACATGGCGATTTCTTCTTCTCAGAAGCAATCTCTTCTTGCTCAAACTGAAGTAACAAGTGCTGATTTTAACACTGTTAGAGCTTTGGTTCAAGGTCAGATTAATGAGTTCATGGGCTTTGAGTTTATCCGTATCCAGCGTCTTCCAGTAGCTGCTTCAAACGTTACTTATAACGTTGCTTCAGGTGTTGTAGGTTCAGGCACTGGTACTATCACAATCTCAACAAACCCTGCTCGCCGTTGTATCGCATGGGCTGAAGACGGTATGCTTTTTGCTACTGCTTCAGACATCCAAGCTCGCATCGACGTTCTTCCTACAAAGCACTACTCTACACAAGTTTACGCTTCATTACACATGGGCGCGACTCGTATGGAAGAAGAAAAAGTTGTAGAAGTAATCTGCGCTGAGTAACATTAACGGGGAGGGGTAAAACCTTCCCCAACATTTAAGTAAGGAGCTAAAAAATGGCTGAACTATACGGAACAAATTATAACCTAGCTTACGTTAGCGTACCTGCAAAACAGGTCGGCGTAGGCGAGCAAGCTGGGCGCAAGCGCATCTTGTTTGACTCTCACACATTTGCTGCTGATGTAAACTCAATCGGCGACATCGTTAAGATCGGTAAGCTCCCAAAAGGCGCTCGCGTTCTTGAGGCTGTAGTTTCTTCTGCTTTTCTTGGTACCACTGGTATCTTTAGTCTCGGATGGGCTGCTTCTTCTGACGGTCTTGAAGTTGCAGACGCTGACGGCTTCATTGCTGGTGCAGACGCTGGCGGTCAAGCTGTTAAAGCTTTGATGGCTGCTGGAGCTGCTGGTCTCGGTAAGAAGTTCTATGCTGAAGTTGACATTCAACTCGAACTCACAGAAGCTACCGATGGAGCCCTTGGCGACTCAGTTAGCGTATGGATCGAGTACATCCTCGACTAATCGAAACGGAGGGGAGAAATCCCCTCCTTTATTTTTGAGAGGTATCTATGTCAGACGTCTCTATCTGCAATTCAGCACTTATTAAACTTGGCGTAGAGACAATCACTGCTCTCTCTGACAACACAAGACAAGCTAAGCTTTGCAATGAACAATACAACAAACTTCGCAAGAGTCTTCTTCGTGAACACCCTTGGAACTTTGCAATCAAGAGAGCTTCCTTAACAGCCTCGATGACCACACCAGCATGGGGATTTTCTTATCAATTCGCTTTGCCGGCGGATTACTTAAGACTCGTAGACCTTGAGTATGCTCAAGACAGATACCAAGTAGAAAACAATTTAATACTGGCTAACAGAGATACCTTAAACCTGCGCTACATTCACGATGTAACGGATACAACCAAATTCACAGCAGATTTCTCAGAGCTCTTGTCGATGAGAATTGCTATTGATCTTAGCTACGTACTAGTCCAATCTAACTCTCTTACTCAACAGCTCATAGGTCTTTACGATAGAAAACTTAGAGACGTAAGAAGCTTTGACGGACAAGAGAATCCAGCTCAAGATGTAACTGACGATTTATTTATTCTGTCGAGGCTGTAAATGAAGTTTAACCAACTACTAAATAACTTTACCTCTGGAGAGTTATCAGAACTATTAGTAGGACGAGTAGATCTTCAGGAATATAAAAATGGTCTACAGGAGTGCAGGAACTTTATTCCACAAAAACAAGGCGGACTTAAATACAGAGAAGGGCTGCAGTTATACAAGCAGTTAATTGAAGATATAGTAGTTCCCGACACTCGTCTTTATCCTTTCGTTGCGGGAGATATTTCTTACGTAATCGCTGTTAACGATGACCCAACAACACCGTTTAGAATATTTGCTACAGAGACAGGACTCGCCTGTAGCATAACAGATAACACAACAGGAAAACCTTTTTCTGTTCTTCCATATTACTCAGCCTCATGGGCTGGAGCTTGGGGTTCATCTGGAATCCTAAGCCAAGATTTTCATTATGCTCAAACTGGTGACTTGTTGATCCTAACAGCTCCATCAGGAAGAATTGCTCCAATTATTATAGCAAGAACAGGTCCGCTGGCTTTTAGTATTAACCAATTCATGGGTTATCTTCCAGCGGCTTTATCTACAGACACAAAGCAGCTTGTTCTTCGCACCCCATACGACGATGTTAATGTAAGCGCAACGACACTAACTCCTGCTGCTACATCAGGGACTTCGGTCAACATCACATCATCAACCAACCTATGGAACTCCGACTGGGTTGGCAGAATGATTAAAATCACTCAAACAAGTACCACGGGCGTAGCGGTTATACGCTCTGTAACTTCAGCCACAGTAGCCGTTGTCGATATTCTTATTAATTTTGCCGCGACTACTGCATCAACAAACTGGCAATTAGGATCTTGGTATAAAGATAACTATCCCAGATCCGTGTGTTTCTTTGAGCAAAGATTAGTTTTTGGTGGAAGCAGTAAATTTCCAGATCAAGTATGGATGTCTGAACAGGGTGACATACTTCAGTTTATGCAGACAAGGCTAGCTCAAGATGCTTCGTCAGACGTCTCTGGCTTAGCTTTCTTTGGACAAGCTTTAGTCACAGATCCTTTTAACTTTATCCTTGCTTCTCAGTCAGGAGCCTCAGTTAGATATTTAGTAGGTAAAGAACTTCTTTATATTGGAACAGCAGCTGGCGTATTTACAGCTTCAGGTGGCGACGAACAATCTATTTCTATAGCTTCTATTTTTGTTAAAAACATTGAACAGATCCCATGCTCAAGCGTTATGCCTAAACTTGTTTGGGATGGGTTTGCTTTTATTGGCGTAGATGAAATATCTATTTACTACATATCAGGAAACTCAAGGGAAGAGGCAAGTGAATTAAGCGTTCTTTACAACGAAAGAATAAAAGACTTTGGAGAACGTACAGAGATTTTTAAAATTGACTGGCAGCCTCAAGACAATATTTTATGGATGTCTTACGGTCTTGAAGGAAACAATCAGGGCACAAAGATAGCCGGGTTATTTTTTGACAGAGGTTCTAAGTCATCAGCTTTTTTTAAAATAGAAACAGGAATAACAGTAACGGGACAAAGCTACACTGGTACATTAACCGACGTAGTTTGTGTACCTTATATAAACCAAGTAAGACCTTTTTTTACAACTATTAGAACACTTGCCCCCTTTGTTACGCAGTTATCTCTTGAGATACTTGCAGATGATGGGAGAGACATAACAGGTCCATCAGATGTAGAAATATTTTTAGATAGAATGGAAACGTTTGTAGTTAGTCCCACTACAGCCAGCACGTTTCCAGCAGGCGCACAAGTCACAGCAGTACAGAGCGGTGTCGAAGTAGGGACATTTACAGCAGATGGATCAGGTCAGTTTACATTTA